CCGTCAGGCAATTCAAGATCAGCCATAGCTAATGTGAATGCATTTCTGTGCATAATGATGTTTTGTGGTGATGTAACACCTGTGTTATTGAACGGAGTAACAGTTTGTGAACCTGATGATGTTACAACTACGTTTTGGAATTGACCTGCTGTAATAACAGCTGGTGAAACCGTAACTGAAGCTGTGCCACCTGAAGTAATTGTTACAGGGCTTGTTACAACGAAGTTGCGTAATTTGCCATATGATTGACGGTTTTGTGGGTTAGCACCAAATACGCCAGCAATAGTGATTACGTCACCTTGATTGAGTGAAGCATTAGCAGTAGCTGCACCAATAGTGATTGTTGATGTTGAAGCCCAACCACTTGTTAGGAAGCCTGTTGCTGTTGTAACGTTACATGATAAAACAGAAGTTGCATAAGAACCAAATGTTTGTGAAACAACGTTTTGGTCTAATTTCCAATTCATACCACCTGAATCACGACCCATTAAACCTTTGATGTATTGGTTTGAGATTGCAGTTTGTGGATTGAAAAGACCTTTTAAGTTGTCAACAATAGTTGCAGATGTAAATGGCTCAACGATACATGATCTGCGGCCATCTCTTGGAGCGCCTTCAGAATCAAGGAACGCTTGACCTGTTAAGTATGTGATTAAACCTGTTGGTGTAACACCTGCTGTGCCAACGATGTTTGCTGTTGAGTTTTTAGCAGTTGTAAGACCGTCACGATCAATCTTATTCGCAATAGCTGCTACAGCTGGTTTAAGAACTCTGTCGCTGAACATATCTAAAGATAATGCTAGGTCTTGAGTTGTAAACTGTGTGTCAACGTGGAATTGTGTTGAAAGTGTTACAGGGACTGAAGTTTCATTGAAATCTTCAACGTTTAATGCTGGGCCTGTTGTGCCGATGAAACGACCAGGTCTACGAACGTTAACTGTGTTACCAATTTTTGCGCCAACTACAGCGAATTGGTCATCGTAGTTACGATCAACTTCTGATGTGAATGTTAATTCATTTTCCAAGACCATCAACGCTTCGTTAGTGATCTTGCTAATGGTTAGTAAATTATTAGCCATGATATTTCCTTATTTTAAGAGTTTAATATCCTGCTACCTAATCTTTCCTGCTTTACGAGATTCACGCCATTGTTGATATGTGCCATGGAATTCACCATCTGCGTTCACGCCAACATCGGCAACTGCTGAACTCGTCTTTATAGGACTAATTGGTGCAGGTGCTTTACTGCGTGCAATAGAAGGTTTTGTTTCAGCTTCAGTCTTGGCATCTTTAGGTGCTACGTTTGCCTCCAACTTTGCTTCCAACTTTCCAATTTCTCGAAGGGCGCTAACTGTTGACATAGTGTTTAGCTTTTCTGCTAGCTCAGGATTTTCTGCTAAATGATAAAGTATTCTAGGGCCTTGTTCAGACTCTAACATTGCATCTCTTATTGCATCGTTGACAGTAATGTCAGATGCAGAGGCAATCATTTCATCATAATCAGGTAAATCCGCCTTAACATTTTCTAATCGGTCATTCCAAGATTTGAGGACTTTTTGTCGCTCTTCTTGTTGTTTCCGTTCAGCTTCGGCTTTTTCTCTATTCAATATAGCTTGTTCTGCTGACCATTCAGCTAATGCTTCAGCGTATTCAAACGCATCATTAAACTGACTTGGTAAAGGTTTAACGTTTTCCTCTATGGGTTTAGGTTCAACCTTTCCTTCTAGCTCTGAAACTCTTTTTTCTAAAGCTTCCTTGGCTTCACGTTCACGAGCCGCTTCTTTGCGAGCTTCTTCACGTTGCTTTGTTAGCTCTGAAAATCTTTTCTCAAGCTTGGGGTTTTGTTTCTTCTCTTCTGTTGCTTTTGTTTCTGTTTCTATTTCTTCAGTTGGCTGTTCACTCTGATCGTTTGCTTCCTCTGTTGGCTCTGCGGTTTTTTCTTCAACTACAGCCTCAACAGGTGCTTCTTCAGCTAAACCCAATCTGTTTGCATAAAACTCTTCTGCGTTTGCAGAAGTTACTACACTTCCTGCTTCTTTTTCTGACATGGATAACTCCAAGATTTTTACCCAATGAATCCATTGGTAGATTGTTGCTTTATACTACAAAACTACTTTCAAATCAATTGCTATTACTTCCAATCCTCATGTTTCTCAAAGTGATTACCATAATCGATTACAGGCACATGAGAAATACCTAATTCTTTAGAAGCGTGCGCTCTATGCCTACCATCTTCTTTACCATTTTTTCTAATTAACAATGGATCAAGAAATTTTCCGCTTTTAATGTGTTCTTTTAGTAAATCAATATTTTCTCTGCTTTCCTCATCCATTTCTAATGGCTTTACTTTAGCAATATATTCTTCAGGTGTAACTTTTTTTAACTTTCCGCCTTCTTTTGCATATGTTTGCTCACCATACCAAGTTCCATGTTTAGCCATAGGATAAGAAGCTTTTTTTATTTGCTTCTTCATACCTAATTTTTTTTCGTCATATTCTTTTTTATTTTGTGACGTAACTATTTCTCTAGCCATTACACAGCCCTTTCTATAGTTTCTGCGTTTACTAAATATGAATTCTTACCGCTCATGTTTGCAAGGATAAGTGCTATTTGCGCTTTAAGTTGCTCAATTTGGATTTTAGTTTCGTTATCAGCGTCTGTGTTGCGGCGGTTAGTTTCTTCACGCATTTCAGTATCGTTTGCTTTAGCTGTGACATCCATAAGTTTACGTTTAGTTTCTGCATCTTGTTTGACTCCTTCAATATCTTGACGTTGTTGGATAACCATTTGCAATTGTTGAACAGCTTGTTGTAATTGTTGATTTTGAGCTGCGAGTTGTTGTAATTCCATTTGAACTCTTGCAGGCACTTTAGATTTGTCATCAACTTTTGCTAATGGGTTATTGATTGCTAGACGATCAGCAATAGTTTCTGCACCAGGGAAATCCATGTTACGAATCATTAAATCGCCAGCTTGTTGGATTAGAGTTGGGTCAGCTGCAAATAATTGCATCATAGAATCAACTGCTTCTTGGCGTTTAGAGTTGTAGCCTGGGCCTGTATCCATAACGACATCGTATTCACCTACTGTGACATCGTTAAGAATCTTTGTAATGCCTTCTTCATCTTGACCAAATTGATTAATAGTTAAGACTTCAGGCTTGCCATCGTCACCAATAATACGCATCACTCTTTCTCTGTCGTAAATCTTTGGAACTAGGTCAAGGATAATGCGACCTGTTTGACGGATAGAACGAGTTAAGTTGTCGTAATAGTGGAAGTTAGTCATATCAACTTGTTGTTGCTGACCTTGTAATGCTTTACCTGAAATATTACCTGTAGGAAGCTGTGCTGGGTCAAATATACCTACTACTTGCATTAAGTCGGTAGTCATAGATTGAGCCGCAGCCATAATACCTGCTGGTGGTGGTTCAGGTTGTAATCTTTGTGGTGGTGGCGCTGGTTGGCCATCGATGTCTTTTTGCTTATAACGCAATACAGGCATAGATTTAATGTTAGCTTGCGCCCATTCATTCTCATGGCCTTCGTCTTGACCTTCAGCTAATAACCATTTAGCTTTAGGTGCTAGTGCAACTGATTCGGTAAGAGAAGTTTGCCAAAAGTTATACATTCTTTGTGGGTCTTTAGCCATGCGAACAATACCAAATTTCTTCTTCTTGTTCTCAACCACAGTTTCTTGACCAAACACAGGAACAATAGGAATGTATTTACCAGCCCATTCGCCCTCTTCTAATACTTCCATTGAGGTTAGTTTGCACCATTTAATCTTTTTCTCGTATGAATTACGAGTTTCAACGATTGTAATACCTGCTGCATCTAATATTTCTTGTGGTGGTAATTCGTCTGACTTAACGCTTGAACCATCTGATAGTAAATGGACTTTAATTGATTTGCGTTCTGTATAAAAGTATTCTGCTAGTCTAATATCTTCCTTCATTACCCATTCAGGATTAGTGTCACCTGTGCCACGCATTGTAAAACCTTGTTCAGTTTCTGCGTCAGGATACATTTTTCTAAAATTGTCTTTAGATATAACTGTAGTAATTAGGACTGTTTCTGCGTCTGAACCGTCAGGCAATACTGAATTAGGGTCAAAGTAAACAGTAAAAGGATTGTCAATAGCTCTAATGTAGATTTCTTGATCAAATGAATCGTCACGCACATAATCTGTAGTTACACGCCAATATCCCCAACCCATTCTAACTGCAAAGTCACCAGCTTTGTCATAAGCTGCGTCTGCATCGGATTGTATTTC